ATGATCAAAGGTAGCATAGTACTTCTCCCATAACCAAGGCTTATACTTGGCATGTTTGTCAAAGATTTCTGGAAGGATGCTCATGAGAAGTAGTTTTCTTTTAGATATTTATACATTGTAGGAAGAGACTCAGCTAACTTCTTTCTCTTATTGTAAAGATGTTTCCATCCATCTACCTTATTAGAAGGGACTGATGGGTAGTTAAAATACTGATAGGATCTTCTCCTAACACTAGTATACCCTGCTCCACCCAAAATGTAAAGTATGGGGTGTGCCTCATGTTGAACTGGATCACCCCCTACCATATGAAACTGGACTAAATCATGAGCACCTTGAATATCATACCTTGTATCCTGTGTCACATGCTTCCAGAATGGAGTATCATTTCTACGAGAATAATAATAGTGTGCTTCAACAAATTCTTTCCACCCATCACAATGCTCATTCATATTGTGATTGTATCTGTCTCTCATAAACTGATTGATACCAGGCTCCTCTCTTAAACTATCAACGAGAGCAAGGATACCATGATGTGCTGAGAATAATGAAGTAGATTCTAATGGTTCAATGAAACTATATGCTAGACCAATCATCACACAGTTACCTACCCATGCTTCCTTCTGTCTACCATTTCTAAACTTAATTACTTTACCTTCACCAAACTCTTTCTTTGCTTCCTCTTCAGTCTGAAACTTACTAGAGAATACATATCCTTCTGAAACATATTCCCACGTTGGGATAGTCCACTGCCATCCACTACTCATACCCCTTGCGTTGGTGTATGGTACCATCTCTTTATCTTTATCAATATAATCTCTCTTCCTTACGATAGCAGTGTCAGTTGGAATAGATTCAAATGGCATCCAACTAGTCATAGCACCACCTAGTGTAGATGCTTGCCCAGTACAGTCGAGATAGAGATCTGCATCAATCGACGGTGCCCTGAGATCGTACGGTCCTCTCTCCAGAAAGACACCTGATATTCGTTGTCCGTTGTAACCAACCGACTTAACCTGACTATCGACCACTCTAACATTACTACAAAAAGTTTCTTGTAGATAGGCAGAGAATTTACTTCCGTCGATGTGAAACGATCTGTCTTTAGATAAATCATATGGAATAAGCAACGAGTTATTTAATGGCATCTTCTTCTCTTCTGCCACCGTTACAAATGGCATGAAGACATCAGCAAATGGAGGTGGATCCTGACCGAATGCCTTTGCACACATCCAGTCATGGAATGTAGCATCAGTTAGATTCAAAGCAGGTGCTTGACCATTAGGATAGTGGAAGACATGACCTAACTCAGTAAAGTTTTCAAACCTACTACTAGATTTGTATGTTGCTCTTGCTTCTGTAAGAAATGTCTTGTCATCTATACCCATATACTTTAGGTATTGATTGATGTGTGGTGTTGTAGATTCACCCACCCCAATAGGATCACCACCCTTTACTACAGTGATGTCATACTCTGGGAATGTCTTAGCGAGTGCTGCTGCTGCCATCCATGCAGCAGTACCTCCACCTACAATAACAATCTTCATCTATCAAACCTCATATTAAATGATACACTCAGTCGTGTATGTGGTGTTGTATTGGTACGTATACCATGCATTAAGTAACCTGGAAATAATATTATCTTACCTTGCTCTGGTTTCATTGAGATAGTATGTGGTTGGTTAGACCATACACTAGTAGTTGATGCTAGGTTAGGTGTCTGGAAGAATAGATCTCCATCATCTCCTGTAGTCTTGAAATAGTATACACCAGATAAATCTGAATGTCCATGATGATGTGCAGCAGCATAGTGTCCTGGTTCTAGACATGACATCCAAGATGCTTGTTGATTCCAACCATCACTCCCTGTGTAATTGTAGAGGTGAGTCTTTAACTCCTGTGAGAAATGATAAGGTAATATATTCTCTTGGAATGATGGGTCAGATATAAGATGAGTATCCCATAGGTTTTGCCACTTGATATTCTGCTCTATATTTTCAAACTCTTTCTGTATAACCTCAAAGTCTGAAACTCTGGCCTCATATATTTTAGTCGGGAATAAATCTGTGATCATAATTTAATAGTGGTATCAACTCCGATGTTACCTGAGACACTTACCCTCAACTCCTCACAGTTGTAGAAAGGATATACTATATGATTTAGTTTACTTGGGAAGAATAACATCACACCCTCTGCCTTAGCACCTAGGTTGTAGTCATAGTATCTAATCTCTCCTAGGTTATCTGTATAAACAAACTTAAAGGATGATTTAGATGGCATGTTGCTTGGGTTATCTTTATTCTGATCTTCCCATTCAATAGGTATCTTAACCCATATCACAAAACTAAAGATACCAGTATGAAAATGTAATGGATTAAACTCATGTTGCTTCTGATAGTTAACCCACCAATCACTCATACGATATGGATGGTGTTGGTTAAGAGGTACATTATTACCTAGGTTACCAAACTCTTGAGTATAAGTCTGAATTAATGGGACAATAGTATTATTAAAGAACCAATTGTCCTTATCATATAAGGGAATACTCTCTAGTATATTACCTGCAAGAGAGATCCTATCCTCTGCTGGTATATCAATACACTTCTTGACATGATCAAACTCCTGCTCGGATAGTTTATGCTCTATCCAACCATAGTTTTTAGGTACTATAACTTTCATACTTTATTAGGGAAGCGTTTCTTATGCTCCTCCCACCCTTGTAGTATTGCTTGGCATGCCATCTGGAAATAATCTCCACCATACTTATTAACTTCGTCTTGCAATGGGTCTTCTTTGGTAGGTATATACTTGTCAAGTTGGCCACTCTCTACAAACTGGTGCGAAAAGTTGTAGACTTCTCCAGTGATAGGAATATTTTTTGAAGCGAAGCATCCCAAACAAATCTTTCTCTCGTTTAGTTTATGCTCCATCCTATAGTCTTCATTCATACCTTGACCCAGTGCTCCTTCATGTCATCTTTTACAATCTTATTGTAACCATCCTCAGTTAGTATGTCAAATGCTATTGTGATCCTTTCTTGACTGTCCACTACCTTGTCAGTGCCATGACTAACCCAACTAGGAAAGAGTGTTATCTTACCTGCCTTGTTGGGTGATGACCAAGGGTCTCCACCATAAGGATTATAATAGTTTGTATTAGTATCAGTAACTTGGACACACACATGACCACTGATGTATCCATAAGGATCCTTACCGTGTGAGTGGACTGCTATCTGATCACCCTCTCTCATAACATTAGCCCAACACTGGACATATATTGGAGGTAACTCAGGACATCCCAACTCTGTGACAAATTTGTCATGCGTCTTCTTGATAGCATACTTCAATGGAAGTGCACTATCAAAGGTTAATAGATTATATTTATTACTCCTAGCAGTAAGACTCTTAGCACCTAACTTGGTGCCCCAGTCATCCTCAAACTCATACTCCTCTATGATACCCTTCTCTCTGTCTAGTATCTCTTTCTTTAATTCTTCTAGGGGTATCTTAAGATCGTCTTCGCAAAAGAAATACTCCCACGCTGCTGCGAAAGGAGTATAAGTCTCACCACTAGTGAATCTGATTAGTTTCATCAACCATTCTCAATAATATATCTTCTCTCTTCATCATACTACTGATGCTCATGAGGAAGTTAGCTTTCATTCTACTAAGGTTTCTATATTTTTGCAAGGGAATCCACTGTTCCTTAACACAATATTCTAAACGGTACACGATTCATCCGAACGTTACTCCAATAGTAATTATAAGAGCAAGCTCTAGGAGAGGGTGCCACCCTTGAGGTATTGTAATTAATGTAGATTCTATCCCTGCCATATCATATCAGGCATCTGCTGTGCCCCTGGTCTTACTACAAATAAAAGGATCGCATAGCCGACAAACCAAATAATATTAAAGATCCATGCTTGGCGATAAAGGTACTTTCTAATTCCCATAGAGAGTATAACATTTCGTACTGCTTTAGGGTCATCTTCGTTACCAGTTTGTCTAAAGATCTGTTCAATAATGACTGCAATGATTGTCCCTATCACTAGAGGATAGAATACAAAGTTTGCAAAGGACATTACTGCGATTATAAAATTCATGATCTTTTAGGTGAGTGTCCGTGTGCTATTCCTAGCTCGTGTAGTTTAGCATGCTCGTCAATAGGATCTCTTAGATCCTCCTTACCTGACCCGAAGGTCTGCCATACTCCTAGTCCCACTAAGAGGAGTAGCATTGCAACGATAACAAATACTATTATCACTGTATTACCATCCAAGATACGTTAGTGAGTGCTGTAGCTGCTAGTATGCAACCGAAAACTATAAAAGGCATGTTATTAAGTAGGTAATGTTGCTGGTATCATCTTACCACCATCTTGGTCGTCATCATCATCTCCACTGAGTGCTCTTAAGAAGAGCTCAATCAAGACTAAAGCAGCCATGGGATAGAAAACCCAGAGGACTGCTACTAGTGGTGATATACTGTCTGTTGCGGCTGTAAAGTCGCTCATTAGTTTGTTAACTTTTGTGAATAACTATTTAGTAATTGAAATATTTGAGGTAGGTATACACACCTACTCCAACCCAGAAGAGGACCATAGTCGCTCTTCCATTGGCTCTCCAAAACATATCGTATGTTCCTTCGTTATTCATTAGAATATACCTGGAATGATTTGTCCTGTGGTGATGTAAGCACCTACTGCTGCGACAAAAC